AACATTCGCTGATCCTGTATCCAGTCGTTTAATAGAGTTATCAATAGAGTTAACAGATATGATTGCATTAGGTCTTATACGCAATGTATTAGGATTCACAACACCATCATGTGCAGCGATCCATAAACCACCAAGATTAAGTTCTGCTGTCTGTAAAGAGAGCTTCATAATTTGATTAGCTGTCTTAGCATCACTGATAACCATGCTCCCCATACCAAGTCCATAGTGTGAGTCAGGTATCTTCTTAAAGCGTGAGACAACACATGGAAACTCTTCAAAGCCTGATTCTTTTAGGATGTGTTTTGATTGAGCTTCAATAGTGTATGAAGCAAAAGGCATTGATGTAGAAACACGTTTACCTTCTTCACCTTTAATAAGTTTTCTGTCTCTAGGGAAGATTGCTTGTACTAATGTAAATTTTTGATCAGGCTTTTTATCAAGTGCTGTTCTTACTTTGTCTGAAACGTTGTCTATTCCAAATTCAGATACGATCTGTTCTGCTGATAATTCAAACTCTCTATAGATTGTGTCGATCAATCCATTCGCTTGTGTAGAGCTGATATAACAGTTGCCAATAGTCCAGGTATTAAATGTGAAGCCACCTTTATCTCTGTTTGTATCTACATACAATACAGCCCATCCTGCTACTACTAAGTCTGTAAGAAAGTCTGTTACTTCACTATCAAAGTTAGATGCATGGATATTTCTAAATAGAAACTGGTCTACCATGTGTAGCCATTGTTCACCTTGAGTCAGTTGAGAGGGAGTATCTACACCGCTTGGAACTGATTTAAACCAAATGCTAACAGGGGAGGTAGTACCACTAACAATAGAGCTAACAAGTAGTTGGATGCCTTCTACAGCTGTTGTATCAAAGAGGTCTGATCTAGCTTGTTTACGTTCTTGTTCTAAGGCTGTAGCTGCTACTTCTGTAAAGCTTTGTTGACGTTCAGGAGCGCAATATTTATAGCAATCCTTCCAGTGACTTTCATGTTTAATACGATCTGATTTGAGTTGAGATAAACGCTTTAATAGTTGTTGTGCGTTCATCTAATTCTAAGTACCTGTTTTAGTCTTTGGTGCAAAGCTTGATAGAGCTGTTTCAGTTAAGCTGCCTAGTGCTGTTGATTGTTTATTCTTACGTCTTACTGCTGAATTCTCGTTAGCTTCTTTCTGTGCTAGTTCTTTAGCTTTACGTTCAATTTCTTCAGGGCTTTCTTGTTGTACGATTTTAGGTTTAGAACCCATATTCATTATTCCTGTTATTGTTTTAATGTTTTGTTGATGTTGCAAAATGCGTGTGCGCATACGTGCGTGTAGGTATATAGAAGGGCAATCAAATCTAAAGACATTTTTATTGATCTATGCAGTCTTTTCTTTAGTTCTAGTTATTGTTGTACTGTAGTCATAGCATGTGCTTTGAACATGATTATTCTCTTTTTTAAAGTATAGATGCCTGTTTTAGATACAGATCTTATTTATTTTTATTATAAAAATAGCTCTATTAATAGAGTTAATAAAGAAAACTCAGAATAGAAAGAGAAAACTAGACTGAGCTTAAAGATGGGATGCAGATGTCTTATTTACCTAGTTGAGTAGCAATTTAGATACAAACATAGTGTTAACTATATTCCATTCGTTAGATGCTTTCTAATTATTTCCATTCGTTATATACTGAAGATATCTAAATAGGAGAGGAAACCTTATGGCTACTGTCTCTTTTAATAAAAACTTTGTGGTGAGTAATCCTGCTGCAATCAAGATGATCAGTGAAGATATTGCTAACCCTCGTTATGTTGAAATCAAGAAACGAGATCTCAAAGTAGAGAATGCGAAAGGTATTCAGTTATTAAAAAAACGCTTGTCCAACTCAGCGAGATGATAGATACGTTTAGGCAAAATGAACTAAACGAAATTCTGTCATCTTTTTCATGCCCACAAAATCTTGATGTTGAAGACTTTCTTGTAAATCCAAATAAAGCTATTCGCTTTGAGACAACAGAGAACTCAAGAACCTATATTATTTTAGATGATGAAACAGCAAATATTTTAGGTTATTTCTCTTTAACATTTAAAGAGATTACCTTAGAAAATAAAAAAATCAGCAAAACAGAGATTAAAAATTTAGATGGGATAAGTAAAAATGCAAATCGCATTAAGGCTTTTCTTATAGGTCAAATTGGGAAAAATAAAGCTATTAATAATAATGACTTAAATCTTCAACTGATACTTGACGATATATATACTGTTATATCTAAAGTTCAATCATTAATTGGTGGAAGAGTTATTTTCCTAGAATGTGAAAACATATCAAGATTAATTAAACTATATGAAACTCACGGATTCAAATTGTTAGAAACTGAAGATCCTGATTGTACCCAACTAAAGACTATGTATATCAATATTGCTCAGAAATAACTGTTTTTAAATCCTCGCTTAGACTTAAATAACATTCTGTTTTAGATCCATTGAAAGGGATGGATGGTGTATAAGCATATGCTTGCATCTGTCCCTTGAACTTCACTTCCATGTCATACACTTCTTCTGCTGTTCCAGGTTGTTCTAATAGAATCTGCCATTCGTAAGGCATCGAGCGGACTGTTCCGTATCGAGTCAGTATGTTATTAACTGTGATACCAAGTTTGAAGAACGTCTCTTCTTTGTTCCAACATTTGATTAAGTAGAAGATGGGTTGACCACCATTCTTGATTGCTTGATCGAGAAAAGATTGCTTTTTACATCCTTTGATTTTTATTTTCATGATCTCTTTATAGACCTGTAAATAGGTCTTGTATTTGGTCTTTAAACTGGTTATATTATGTCCATACTTTTTTGTAGCATGTCGAAATAACCACAGGAGTGGTTCTGGTTAATTAGCTACAGATTAATGCAGAACAAAATGAGGCTGAACTAATGAATCACTTAATCCACAGTCGATTTGTGGCTAGTGTTTCTGAACTAAAAAAGAATCCGATGGAAGTCGTAAATAATGGATTCGGTGAAGCTGTAGCTATTCTCAATAGGAATAACCCTGCTTTTTACTGTGTTCCTGCTGATATGTACGAAAGACTTATGGATTTGGTTGAAGATCGGGAACTTATAAAACTAGTTGAACAAGTCGATACTGAAGAAACAGTAAAGGTATCTATTAATGACTTACGAACTAGAGTTCGCAAAAACAGTTCTGAAGAAGTTTGATAAATTAAATCCTCAACTTGCTGAACAATTTATTAATAAGTTGGAAACAATCTTAGATAATCCAAAGATACCTAAAAATAAGCTTAGGGGATCAAATGATCTATATAAGATTAAGCTTAGATCCGCAGGATATAGATTGGTGTATCAAGTTATTGACGAAAGGGTAATTGTATTAGTCCTAGACGTTGATAGAAGAGATACGATCTATAAAAATTTATAAGCTAAATTAGCCCTCAGTCTTTGATTATTGGGCTTTTTTTAGTACGAGGTTTTTTAGTCACTGTAGTATCTTTATTAGCTGTTTTAATTTTAATAGGCTTAGCTGTACCAATTAGTTTAGATTGCTCTTGGACGATCTGAGAAGCATCTAGGGCATTGCTGATACCTGTCTTATGAGTAGTAATAGAAAACAGTTCAGGGGTTTTAAAATAGGATTCAAACAAACTGATAGGGATTGTTGGTCCATTAAAGATAAGTTTTAGTTTGGTTGTATCTGTAAATTCAGGAATGATGTCGTGATATACAACTAAAACTAGGATGTCTGATTGGTAAATATTATAAACTGAATACATTTTTCTTTTATTATTAAGGTCTTATTTATTATTTGTACTAGTCGTTTTTATAAGTTTGAAGATTTATAAAAACAGATCTATATATAACATATTTTTATACATTTGTCAAGTTTTTATAACTTTCATCAATATAGAAGCAAATAAAAGCCTAATCCTGCATAGGCTATTTGAATAAAACAAAACTCTAATTCAACAACAACTTTAGTCTTGTCTAGTCGCTTCGCTCCTAGCCAATCCTAACTCGCCTTCGCTCGTTGTCTATTTTGTGGAATTTAGATAAAGCTCCATTTCATTACGCTTTATGTTCGCTCTGCTCACATATAGATTTTTGGTATGTAAGAAGAAAAATAGCTTCTGCCAGTTCAAGATAGATATGAAGACTCATGAAATGAGACGAACATAGATAACTTGATTAGTGGCAGTTAATGGTTGAGTTGGGAGTACGAGTGATAACGAGTAGTACCAATCAAGCATGTTACTGTGATACCAAGATTGTTCGATGGTGAAATGAATACTATGACCCGATAGGGGAATGGTATGAATGGAAGAACAAATACCAATTAGCTAGTAAAGTTAAGCGTCAGCTTAGATCTGTTTAGCTAATACCAGTATTAAGCAGTAATTATAGTAATAACTTAAACAAAGCTTATGGATGCTTTGCATACTATCCTTTTTAAATTGTTTTTTATTAACTATTAATTATTTGCTTTTAAATGCTTTTTATAACGAAGTCTTCCAGACTTCTACATACCTTTAACATCTATTTCTTTTTAAAACTAATACCAATCCGAACGAAGTGAGGGATAGATAAAAACTAATTAATGGTTTTGGTATTAAAAGAAAAGTAAGTATGTGTGCAGTCAGTTCATGGTTGGAGATGGATACGTGCCTGTTAAGGTACGGATACAGATCAAAGCTTGAATACTGACTGTTAATGAAAGCTGATATACGAGTGGTAACGAGTATAGAAAATTGAATGTTATAGGTTATAAAAAATAAAAGTTGAAAGGTATAAGAAGTACAGAAAAGATATGAGAACGACTGATAAGGAGTTCGATATAACTTTGATAGTACGTTAAAAGCTAAGAATGAATAAAAACTGAAATGTGAGTGATAACGAACATTGAAAGATTTTATGAATGATAGAAGATAGTTTTATATATTTTTTAGTAACTTTCTCTTTAAGATAAAGCCATGTAAATTATTGTTTTTATTATTTATTACATTTCAAGACAAGATTCTGTCTTGACTAACTTTTATCTTAATATTCTTACCTTCCACTACTACTTACACTGATCTATCTTTCCATAATTATATTATATAATAATAGGATTCCGCCAAAAAAAATGGAAAATATTTACTATAAACCATTAAAAAGTATAGATATTCATTGATAAAAATACACTTCCAAAAAAAATGGAAAAGTTGCAAATTGAAATCATAAACTATCTTTAAACTTGAACTTCTAGCTGTTGTTACGGCTTACTTATATCAGAACAGGATCACAATAAAAACAGAGTAACAGCAGATAGAAGTATCACGCCCATGATGAATTTTATCACATGGAGGAAATTGAAGGCGTGAATAACGCACTATATAAGTTAAGACAGAAATTAAGTTTCAAGACAAATAACTTCATCTAAGACAGATATTTTCCATTTTTTGTCTTTGATTAGATAGAAAGTAGCTCAATTCAGGGTTAAAAAATGGAAAATATTTATTATATGTTAGTGATATATATCAACTACTTGTTATTTATAAACATATTCGATTCAGCCAAAAAAACTTGACAAATATTTTTAGCTATGATATAAAGGTTGTCATAGGTTCAGAGGTCCTATAGTTAAAATCTCAACAATATATAAATGACACGAAAATATAAGACCTTTTAGGTAATTCCCTTAATGAACTTACAAGATTTAGTATTAAAAGATACGGTAACAATCTCTCAAAATTTAGAAAAAAATACAATCACTTTAGATGCTGGCTGTAGCTCGCAAAAACTTTCAGACATCATTAAAGATTTCCCTGACAACTGTTATGTCAATAAACAAATTACTGGCTGTGGTGGTACAACGCTTGTTCTAAGAAATGACATTGATTACTTGGTACTTGTTCCCTATGTGAATTTACTCAAATCTAAAATTGCAGATAACAAAAACTATAACGTTCTAGGTATTTATGGTGAAACAGCAACAAAAGACATTGTTGAATATCTAGAACAAGATGGTTTAAAGAAAATCATTTGTACATTTGATTCACTTCCTAGACTAATGGTAACTCCAGGCTTTAATCCAAGTAATTTTAAGTTACTTGTTGATGAAGCACATACTCTAGTGAACTTAGGTAGCTTTAAAGCATCAACATGTGAATATGTATTAAGAAACTATACCCAATTCAAGAGCTATGTATTTCTAACTGCTACACCAACTAAACGTGAATATTTTCCTGAATCTTTAGCTGCATTGCCATTGTGTACAATTAATTGGTCAGATGTTCGAGTTGTTAAATTTAATCTTCAACAAATCGAAGAAGGTACTGGACTTAACAATTCTTTATTTGGTTTGTGTTTAGACTACTTACTTGGAAAAGTAGAAGGTAATGCGCATATCTTCTATAACTCAGTTACAGAACTAACAAATGTTCTAAATAAACTGAAAAAACTAGAAGATAAAGAGACTAAGAAATTCCTTATTGATCCATCAAATATAAGAGTTGTATGTTCAGCAGCCAAAGCCAATCAGAAGACATTTAACAGTAAGTTAGGTATTGCTTGGGGAAAAATTGGTGACATCAACGATCCAGTAACCAAAATCAATTTTTATACTAGTACAGCTTTTGAAGGAGCTGATATTTACGATAAAGAAGGGCATACCTATATCATCATTAATGGGGCAAGAGATTCAACTAAAGTTGATTTCCATGTTCTAGTTCCTCAAATTTGTGGACGTATTAGAGACTCAATTTATAGCGAACACGTAAATTTATTAGTCGGTAATCTTCCTGAAGCTGCATCTTGTACTAAAGAACAGTGGACTAAAACAGTTGAAGCAAAGCTTGCAGAAAGTAATGAAAGACTCAACTTCTTAAATAACCCACCTGAATCTGTACCTGATGTTATCCTTAAAGGTGCTAGAGAAGATGCATTAAGTGATAAATACACATTCTTAAAAGAGAATGGTGAATTGTATGTATCAGATGTAGCATTAAAAGCAGAACTTCAATCTTATGAAGCGCTTGAAGCTACATACGTTGTCAGAGAAGTCGATGGGGCAACGATAAGTAATGAAGGCTATTCAGCATCATTCAAAGAATTATTGCTAGATAAAGATAAACAACAGCCGTTTGCACATAAACCTAAAGGTATTACGAAGTTCCTGAATGAAAGCGTTCAATGTTTTTCAGATACATTAGAAGAATATTGTGAAGCAAGGGATGTAGACAATAGACTTTTGTATAGCTTAGTAGATGTTAAAGATGATTATTTCAATATGCTCTACAACACATTAGGTCATGCTAAGTTAAAAGCATTAAAATACAGAAAGTCTGATATTGAAAGAGCATATAAAGTTCAAGAAGATAAACATGATCATCGAACATTAATTGTATCATTATTAAAATTCAATAATAATGACATCATTTTAAGATCTGAAACAAAGTTGAAATTGCAATTAATTTATGATCAATTAGGTATTACTGAAAAAGCTAAAGCAACAGATATTAGTAAATGGTTTGAAACTAAAGATACTAAAGTTAATGGGAAACCTGCTTTCAAAATCGTCAAATTAAAATAATTATTAAAAATTTGACATACTGTTTTAATTGTGATCTAGTGTGTTGACTTTAATATATGTAATTTGTATAATGTAATTTCAAACCAAGAACAATAAATAAGGTCAATAGCTAGACCAATAAAACCAACCATGTAGCTATATTAATCAAACATCAATATTAAATCTGCATCCTTCTAGGATTATTAGCGGATTAAAATCATTTAAAAAAGAGAAAATAAATATGTCAAATTTAGTATTAAATACTCAAAATGCAACAGCTTATAACAACTCAATTTCAATCGTTAATTCTGATACCTCAACAATCAAAATGACTAGCCAAGAAATTGCAGATCTAGTTCAATCAAGACATGACGATGTTAAAAGATCAATAGAACGTCTTGTAACATCAGGTGTTATAGCATGTCCGCCATTGGCGGATGTGGTCACTACATCAAATAATAGAGACTACATTTCTAAAGTTTATGTATTTGAAGGTGATCAAGGTGAACGAGACACAACAATCATTGTTGCTCAACTTTCACCACTCTTCTTAGGTCAAGTTGTTGATCAATGGAGATTCTTAAAACAACAGATGCTTGAGATGAACAAACCTTCTTACATGATTGAGGATCGTGTTGAACGTGCTAAGAAATGGATTGAAGAAGAAACAGCTAAACAAGTAATTGAAACACAGTTACTAGAAGCCAAACAAGTAATCGAAGTACAGCAAGTGGATGTAGATGCACTAGAACGTATTGCAAGTCGTAAAGGATCTATGACAGTACGAGATGCAGCGAAGCTATTAAATATGCGTCCGATTGATTTAAGAAACTGGATGCTTGCTAACAAATGGACTTATTCACCATACAAAGATAAATACAGACCTACAGCAGCACATGCTACAGCAGGACATCTAACACTCTCAGCGAATGACTATGATCCATTGGTACGTGTGACTTGGAAAGGACTTGCACTACTAGCTAAACGCTTAAACGTAACATTAGACACAGACAACATCTAATTCAAAAAGGGAAGTATCACAGCTTCCCTAAAATAAAAAATAACTAAAGAGATAAATATGAAATTAACAATTAAAGACTTTGCTGATAAAGCTCACATCCCATACACAGATTTCTATAACCAAGCTTTGAATCTATTTCAAACCATACACTTTTATGGATCTGAAGGAGTAGCTGAACCAATCCTGAATGATAGAGATGAGATAGTAGACTTCAAAATGACTCATGCTTTTGGAGTAGCAGTAGTAGCAATATTAGATGCAACAACAAACCAAGAAGACTTGGTATCAGTGATCCACGTTGAAGACTTCAACTAATACACAAATAAATAAAAGAAAGGTGAGGGAAGGTACTACGAAACTTTCGTAGTTCATCCCTTTAATATTAACCAGGACTAGGAATGAAAAAATTATCTAAAAAAGAATACAACAAGATCGTCAAATCAAAAATATTAAACACAGGCTTATATAATGGTAGACACGTTGATGAAGCTGAAATAGACGATGAGTTATATGAACATCTACAAGAAATCAGTCAGGATTATGAGAAAGATGTATTAATAGCCTTTAATGCAGATGCAGAAATAGCATTCAATTATTTTAAAAATGAAGAAAAAGACAACAACAACTTAGATTTTGACTTCCATATAGACGATTTATACGGAAGTTATGAAGACAATATTAAAGATATAAAAACACATTTTGGAAAATTTTAACCATGTACGAAACACTATTTGCTACCTATATAATCATTTCATACTTATCAATTCTTCACCTTATTGATATAAAGCTCGATGACAGACATACGATTTCACTATTACAACTGATAGTTCTTAGCTCTCTTGGAGCTAAAGGTATCTACTACAACGACCAAAACAAGTTGCACAAATGAGCTAGGACATAATTATGTTCTAGTTGGTGAGAAACAAAAAAGAGTCCTAAAAATGCATGAGCATTTAAATTTACAATCTACTTATCGTGGGGTCTATAAATTCTCATACTGCGGAAAAGAAAAAATTCACATTTAAACGTTAATTTTCTGAATTTTTTCTAAAGAATATGGCAACCTTCAATGTATTTAATCGTTTTCCCATTTCTAGGGTTTAAAGTAAAAATTAATTTATTGTTACTATAAACCTCAATTTTATTTGCTGTAATAAGATTGTCTATAAAAGCATTCCAATGATTTTTATCTACAAAAGTTATACTTGTAGGATTTGGTGTATATGAAGCTGAATCATTAATATAGAATGATAGTGGTTGCTTTGTATCTTTGTTGGAAATGATCTTTCCTTTGTGAGTAACTTCAATCATGTGCCATTTGGGATCTTCAGGATCTAAGTAGCAACCTACATCTAATTTATCACTCACTTTAGACTCAATAATAACATTGTACCCACCTTGTCTAAGAAAATCTGACCATACATTTGGAACAGCATGAGCTAAATTTGTAATTGATAATAAAACTACACTTAATAAATATCTTTTCACAATTAAGTCCTTTTTCTATTTATATATCATACTTTAATTTGTTACAAAACATCCAAATATTTAACTGGATAGTAAATATAAACGTTAATATAATAGCTCTATTGATGAAGGTATTAGAGCATAACAATAATGATAGTATGTATAGCAAATCAGAAGGGTGGAGTAGGTAAAACAACACTTGCAACTAACCTAGCTGTAGCATTAAGTAAGAAAGGATCTGTAGTTCTAGTTGATGCTGATGATCAACAATCAGCAATTAAATGGTCAAAGCGCAGAGAAGAGAATCCGATTGCCACAGAACACCACAAAGGCGATCTGAAGAAAGTTTTACTCGACCTTCATAAGAGGTTTGATTATGTGGTCCTTGATGTTGCAGGACGTGATTCTGAGGAGTTCAGATCAGCTCTTCAAGTAAGCGATAAGTTGATTGTTCCAACGCAACCAAGCCAAGCAGATGTTGAAGTATTACCTTTCGTTTTGAAGATGTTTAATACGTTCCAAAAGGTGAATGAGAAGCTTGAGCCGTTTATTGTTGTGAATAAAGCTCCTTCAAACTCAAAGTCTACAGAAGTGATAGATTCGATTGAACTGCTTCAAACGCTACCAAAATTTAAGATTCTGAACACAGTGATTCGTGACCGTAAACAGTTCCGTGATGCATCTGTACAAGGTTTATCTGTATTGGAAATGGGAAGCTCAAAAGCGAAAGACGAGTTCAACGAGTTCTTGGTGGAGATCCTATAATGAGTAAGCAAAAGCCAAAAATGGGATGGGATGAAGAAGAAGTTAATGAAATCCAATCTAACCCTGAAGCTACATTAGAAGACGTTACAGGGCAACAGGTCGAATACACACGTAATTTGATGTACAAGATCCTTCTAACTCCACATACAGGCGAAGTGAAGAAGCGTACACGTAAGGATCATGGACGTTTGGCATCTGTACCATTGTACTACGAGGAAGAGAAAGTTCTTAAAGAAGCAGCAGGATTCGTTGGTGAATCATTAAATGACTTCATTCGTGATGTTGTATTGAAGGAAGCGAGACGTGTTCTAGGTGCTGAAAAATTCAATGACACAATGGGAAATCCACTCAATCAAACCAAAGTAAAATTGAGTGCTGAAGAGCATTCGAAACTAAGTGAACAGCGTAAAGCTGAACGTTCTAAAAATTAATAAAAAGCCCCTCAGAATTAGCTTCTAAAGGGCGTGAAAGTGCGACTGTTTAAGTTAAGCTGCTACTGGATCTTTGCAGAATGGAGCTAAGGCTTGTTCCAAGACTGTAACATCGTAACCTTGTGCTGATGTACCAAAGAAGTCGATCTGTTTACGTTGAGCTTTGATATTGATCTTCTCTAAAGCACTAGGTAACGTTTGACGACTATAATTCTGTTTAAGTTTCTTCAACTCAGCAATTAATGTGTCAGAAGGCATTTCAGTTAAAGGTTGAACAAATAAAGCCTGTGCATTATCCAGTGCTTCACGTAGAGCTTTGGCAAAATCCTCGTTATCTGATTTACAGTTAGTAAGCGCAAGGGTCTTTACAAAAGCTTTAGCATTTGTAAATTGATCTTCACCCCATAATTTAGCAATCGCCAATAGCAACGTGTAACGTTTAAATTGTTCATTCGTTAATGTTACTGGCTTATGCTCATACATTGTTTCTGCTAATTCAAGAACATCTTTTTTATACTTAACATACCAACGTTTTTGAACCATGCGTGCTTCATCAATCTGAAGATCAAGGTCTTCATCAACTTCACGGCTTAGTCCATCTAAAGATGTAGTAGTAAACAAAACGGTGACATGACCTAAGAAATTCTCAGGATTATGCGTGTACTTCACTGCATTTGAGTAAGTCACAATCTGACTACCAACACACAAGTTTTTATCAGCAGCCGTATTACGGAAGCTACTAGTAGATGGTGTGTCATATTTAGAGCAAATTGTCGCCCATTTTTTTCGAACTTGTTCAGTTTTAATATCACGACTATTTAATTGATCTGACTTGATCGACTTAAAACTATTATAAGCATTTGCATTATTGAACTGTTCGAGTAAGGGAGAAGGTACTTCACAAGCTAAAGTATGAGTACGATCTTCTGCAAAACTTTCAGCCACACTTGCATATAAATGGCACTGAGCAACCTTATCATCTGCAAATTCAGGAAGCAGTTTTGAGCGAACAATTTCTTTAAGAGACATCACCTCTGACAGTAATGTAGATGCTTCTGTTTGCCATTCAGGATCATTGTTATCAACAATCTGAGTGTTTGTATTAACTGGTTCTAACGCTTGCTCAGGTGAGACCATAGGCGTATCTGAAGGCTGTGCAGCAGGAGGATTTTCCTCTTTATTAGCATCAAGTAAAGCATCTAACTCGGCTTGCATTCCTTTAATTTTTTCTTCTAGTCCAGAGAGGACACCTTGAGCTACTAAGCTTTCAAGATCAGAGATTTGTTTTTCAAGCGTGTCAATTTTGTTTGTCATTTAGTTTGTTCCTATTCGGGAGTTTTATGACCCCACTTTTTAAGGATGGGGAGAGTTAAGTTAGTTTCACCATGCGTTAGATCGTCACCTTCCGATTGGATAAAACGAAAGATAATACGAAAAATATTCCTAATCAAGAATAATTTTATGATTTTTTGTGGTTTTTATATTCTTGTTTTGGTATCCTGCTACTAATAGTTATTGAACAAATATGTAAGCAAAAGGTAGGTTCTATGATGAACATTTACAAAACAAAAGATGGTTACACATACAATAGAGAAAGCGGTGAAATACACGATCCACAAGGAAATTTTTTTGGTCAATCAGGTCTATACCATTCAAATAAGTATATTGAACTTTCTTTGAAAATGAGTTCTGCAACTACATCTCAAGAGATGGAAAAATATGCTAAAAAATTGGAATACATAAAAATAAGTGAAAAACCTTATATTCTAACAACACCAACATATATTTATATTTATCTACTTTATAAACTTAGAAAGTTGTCTGGTTTTAATCAAGAAGATATGGCATTTGAAATAGGTATGTCAGGATCAACTTATACAAAAATAGAGAATAGGTTGTTAATCCCATCCATTAATAATCTACATACAACAATGTATGTTTTTGGAATGTCAAATATTGAATTTGCAGAATTATTTGATTTGGTCTTAACCAGTGTTATAACTAATAGAGGTAATATAACAATTACACCTGATATGTCTGATTATAATACTGAGAAGGAAATATTTTTAGGAGATAGTGATACAAGTGATTATGATAGATGTACGCCAATTGATTTATATGATAGAAAATTCTCAAAAGAAGCACTTAATAAAATAGAAACTAAATTCTTAGAGGTAATACTAGAAGGTAAAAAACGTTGGTCTAAAAGAAATGAGGAACAAAAGAAATTTGATGAAGAACGTCAAAAGAAGCATGATGAGGTTATGAATTATTCAAAAGAAGAATTTAATAAATATCAGGGTAATTTACGCATAGAAGAGCTGATTGGTTATGGTGAAAGAGAAGAAAAAGAAATTGAATACAGGAAAAAATGGAATGGATTTTAAGATACTAATGTAACTGAGTGTATCGGATTTAACATAATGCACGTTATGCGTAATACAAATCTTATAGTTGTTTAATTTCAAATACTTATAGGTTATTAAGAGCTTTTGGTCTGAGTGACTATCAGCTCTTTTTTATGTTCCACGTTTTTAAACCTACTTGACACAAATTTTTGATACTTTTTGCCAATCGGTTTTAACTTCTTTTTACAGTTATTGGATTATCAGTGTAAAGTTTTGTAAGTCATCGACCAACTTTATTATGTAGTGGCTTCATACGTGAAATGAGATAAATTTCTAAGGCATAAGCAAGATGTGCGTGTTCAGGATCAAAACCAATTGTAACTACTGCTCCTGCATCTTTGAGACGCTCATCAACTGCACCATAAATGTTATTTGTTTCATCAATCCATTTACAGTATTTCTGAAATCTACGACTTAAACCATTACCTTGATAAAGACCAGACCCTTTTGAAGCTCCAACACCGATATAGGTAATCTCAGATCCTTTGACAAAAGCATAAACTCCTTGTTTGTCAAAATTAGGTATCTTTCCAAAATTAGTATGTATGTCTGACCAAACTGGTGCAACACCTAATGTATTGGTATTCCAATATTGTTCAAAGAATTGTTGAGTAAGAGAAAGTAGTAAAGAAAGTGGTGCTGAACTCAATTTAAATTATTCCATTTCAGATAGTTTAGGACGTTACCTTTCAGGTCGGATTAGTTGTCCTTCGGATCAAGCCAATACGATAAAGCTGTATTGTCTTGAGCAAAGCCAACATCCTTAACGCAAAAACAAAAATCGAGAGTTTAAGTTGAAGTCACTAGGATAAACTCAAATTTATTACGCCAACCACATCATTGAACTATATTTCAATCACTCCTAATGTCAATTGCGTAAACTTCATTGACATTCATCGTCTAATTGAAATCTTTAAGTTCAATGGTTGTCGTAGTGATAAAGTTTGATAAGTTCAAAATCAGATAGCATCACTTACCCTTTGAATAAGGATGGTTTGGGACAAGCCCAAACATTTAAAAGCATTTGTTTAATGGATTGCCATAGTTCCAAGAATGATAAGTTCGCTCCATCTCTTATGATAGAGCTACCTCTTAAATTAAATGTTCTTTCATGTATTCAGGATCTTGAATAAACAGCTTAATAAGTGAAGTTGCTGCTCCTGAAGGTCTTCTAACCCCTTGTTCCCAAGATTCTAAAGTACGTTTAGAAATACCTAGAACTTTTGCAAACTGAGCTTGTGTGAGTTCTGCTTTTCTACGTGCTAGAGCCACATCTGTTTCAGTGATGACAGTTCTTTTTGCTGCATTATTTGCAAGCATATCATCAATACCTTGCAAAATTTCGGCTTCAATATCTCTAGTCGCTTCAAATGCTTCTAGTTCTTTTTCAGTCATTAAACGAGTCATTTAATTTCTCCACTAATAATTTTAGAGTTTTTTTGCTCAACTGGGTTATATCTTTTTTGCTGTAAAGCGTGAGCAACCAAATTTCACCGTTTGCAAGTCGATTGTAATAAATAACTCTGACACCGCCCTGCTTACCACGTCCACCACTAACCCATCTAATTTTACGAATACCATTTGAATCAGGTTCAACATCACCAGAATCAGGATGCAAAGATATAAAGGTTTTAAATTCTTCATATTCTTCTTGAGTCCAGTAAGCAAAACAGATTTTACTGAATAGGGGCGTTTCACATACCGTATACATCTAAAAACCTGAATTATTCCATGAGTACAATTGTACTACTAAGTAGTATTTTGAGCAAGCCTTATCTTTATTAGATATAGTTTGATAAGTAGTTGTATTTATAAGTAAAAATAATAATGAAAACAGTGTATTAAGATTGCAATGTAGTACAAAGTACACTATAATTATAAGCATAAAGACACATTGTCTTGACCGCATAACCTAGCGTAGTTGAATAGGTGAGAATACAGCGATGAACACATTTGATTTTTCTAATAAAGCATCGGATACATCTAAATATTTCCGTTTAGAAGCTTTTAGCTTCACTTTCCAGTTTGGTTTAAACATCTATTTTAATGACTTAGATGATCTGAAAGACATCATTGGTGATACAGAAATTGAATTTTGGCAAGTAGAGGGTTTACGTGAAGATACATACATGGATGTGGACAATTTTAAAGACCTAGAAACAGCAATTGAGCTAATCATGGAAGGTCATTTTCAAGAAGACCTAGATTTATTTGCAGCTATTAAAAATGATGGATATGTACAAAATTTAGATGATGCTCAAGCTTGGCATGACGAAAATAAATTTTGTGAAGACATGAACGACTATGATTTTGGCTATCACTTAATGCATGAGGTGAGTTGTATTGAAATTCCTGAAGCTCTACAGGGATATATTGATTATGAACAATATGGCAAAAATGCCTTAATCAATGATTTTGTTAAGATCGGTAATGCTATTTATAGCAATCATTAAGGAGCTGAAGAAAATGAATGCACAAGTATTTAAATCAGAAGCTCTTAACCGTTTAGCTATTCGCTTGCCTGAAGTTGTGCCAGTAATGGCAAAGGTTGATATTGATAAAGTAGCAAAGGTTGTAAAAGTTGAATCAGGAGAGGTATACATTATCTCTCAAGATACCAAACACAAGTATGAAAACCCTTTCCATGTTTGGATGATGCACAAATCAGGTTTTATACTAAGATCTGCAAACGGTGTACTTGGTTATAAGTCGTTCTTTATGGCTGAAATACATCTAAATAAGACAATAAGGCTAAAGGGACAACGTACCTTAACAATGAATTAGATGTTACTATCAAGCTCCTGAGATATGGAGCTTTTTTAATGAGTTTTGAAAATATGTTTAATATGTCTAAAGACTTAATTCTTGAAGTTCCTGACGCTGATTTTATTAAAGCTTTTCGTGAATCTTTAAATATTTCACAGCCTGAAGCTGCAAAAATTGCAGGATTAAATGATCGGGCTATATGGAATAAATATGAAAGAGGTGAACGGACACCATCTAAACATACATGGACTTTATTTGTGTTAATGGCAGGTCAACACCCAAGATTTAAAATAGACAATGTGTAGTACATTGTCTTATAACCCCAAAAAAATCGCTCGCCTTCATTACTTTGCTGTGATTAGTCATATCCATATTAATATCTAAAGTAGTTTTAGAGTTTTAGTGCGTCACCTAAAGACGTAATGAAGGCGAAAACGGTTACTTACAGCATGTGATTTTATATATACGGCTGTTATAATTATTTAAAATAATTTTGCAGATATTTTATGTCATTATAGCTGCTGATTTATAAAATTTAATTAATTATATGGGGTAAATAATGGACGCAACAAATACTTCACCTTTTCCACCACCACAACCGCCAGTAAGTAGAAATGTTTCTTTTCTTCTTGGTTTAGGGATTCTTTTTTTCCCATATATTTTTTCTTGGTTTACCTTGCGAGCAGGTTATACAACTTTTTCAAGAGTTGTAAGTTTTGCTTGGTTAGCCTTAGCTTTAATAATTTTGTTTGCTTCACCGTCTAGTAATTCAAACTCTGCATCTACAAATCAAGCTGAGCCTTCAACATTAGTTTCTAGTCAAGAACAACCAGTACAAGAAACACAGGAGGCAGCACCAGCACCTTCAGCAATTCAAGTTTCTGCACAAGATTTATTTAGACACTATGAAGCAAATGAAGTAGCTGCTGATAGAAATTTCAAAGGTCAAATATTAGAAGTATCAGGATCAGTTAAAGGCATTGATAGTGGTATGGGTGATGGTGCTAATGTTGAGTTTAATGTTGGTGATGAATATGGCTTCAATACGGTAACAGCTACAGGTGATGCAAATTTTGATAATTTTGCAGCAACCCTTTCTAAAGGACAACAGCTCACACTACGCTGTACAGGTGCAGGTGAAGTTATTGGTCAACCAATGCTAAATGATTGTCAGCCAATCTAAATCTAATTAAGAGTTTTAGATAAATTATTATAATAATTTGAAGCTCCTAGAGGGAGCTTCTTTTATTCCAGGGTGTCATTTGAAGACGTAATTAAAGTGTAATGGCTATTTCCTACATGTGATTTGATGATTGCTGCTGTTATATTCAGTTTAATTAAAATTGGAGTTACTACTGATGCGTAATTTTTTGATTTGTGGTGTAAAAGGAAACTTAAAAGTTGTATGGACATTTTGCGAGTTTGATAAGAATTTAAATCGCAATATCTATGAATGGACTTATGGTTATAGAGATAGTAGTTGGCTCACTGAAGAAGAAGCTATACATAAGGCTGAAGATTTAATCTACTCTGAAAAGTCTGTTAAAGATATAGGAGTTAAACAACAACAAGGTGATGGTTCTTGGCTCATCATAGACATAAAAACAAGCCCTTATGCATATCATAATAAAAAAGCCCTTACTGCTACAGAATAAAGGCTTGTTTGGTTAGTAATGAAAACGACATTGAACAATACTTATCCGTTCATCTGTAACTTCATAGACTAATCTATGCTTATCATCAATTCGTCTGCTCCAAAAGCCTGAAAGATTTGCCTTTAATGCTTCAGGTTTTCCAGTTCCTTCAAACGGTGTCCGTTGACATTCTTTGACTAAAGCATTTATACGCTTGAGTATCTTTTTGTCCTGTGTTTGCCAGTAGAGATATTCATCCCAAGCATTATCAGTCCATGCAATATTACGATTCGTCATCCTCAATTAACTCCCGCTTCTGTGTTTTTGAAGCACGTAACTGAGCAATTGATTCATTTAAACGAGCAGCATTATTCGGAGAAGAAAGAAGATACAAAGTCTCCATTAAGCTGTCATAGTGTTCTTGACCCATAACAACGGCATGTTGACCTTCTTTTCTCGTAATGACTGCTACGTCTGCATCTTCAATTACTTTGTCCAAAACAGACTTAAAATTGTTACGTGCATCTGTATATGTAAATACTTGCATATTAATCATCCATTACGTTTAGTCCCCGACCATCGTAATTGTCATAAAGCAAAAGTCCCTAACTTTTGCTATGACGCCAATAGAGCAGATAGTCACCGACATCTGCTATTAAAACAGTCCCAGACTGTTTATAAAAGTTATTGTACAGAATATTGTACATATAGTAAAGGTGGAAGAAAAAAAATAAGGGGTTTTATAGTTACTTTAAAATTTCATTTCTATTAATTAATGCGTTTTAAACTTATGAAAAATTTAGCTAATCAACAACGTGATAATTTCCTTGAAGCTTTAAATAATTTGCGAGTTATTATGAAGATGAAAAGTTATGAAGATATGGAAGAGCTTCTATTCGAGGTTAATAGCTACTGTGTAGCTTTAGACTACCCCCAGTTTTCCAGTATCTTTGCTTTCAATAAACAAGAATGGTTTGATTTTTCCATACTTATTCTAAATACAACAGGTAATCTAGATTTTTATGGTCTAGCAAGAACAATAGGATTATCTATGTAAAAAACCCCTAACCTGTAAAGGCTAAGGGCGTGTGTTGTTAAGACTTAGGATATTGTTTGAATGGAAGTTGAAAATGTGGTCCATCTTTAAAAGATTTCCAATCACCACCCCATTCAATCGGTATCTTGAGTTCTAAAGCTGCTTGTTTCATGGCAGCTTCAATCTGTTCATAGTATTTCCAATCCCAAGAGACTGTACCATCGACCCAAGCAGCCAAATCAACGGCATGTCCTGTGAGATGCCTACTATTCATAGTTGTTGTCTTTTTTTCTTTTAATAATTGAGCTTGTCGTTGTTTAGTTCTTAATCCTTCTATGACTGTGAAATCACATTCAGTTAATTCAATTGCCTTCTTGACCACTTTAACCAAGTCAGGATGAACACCTTCTAAAGTAGACAAGCTCCTTTTACCGAGCTTGTATGACATTATTTATTCTTGTTCTTTATCTAGTTTTATATTTTTGATGTTTTTATTGATTTGATACTTAAAGTATTTACATACCGCTTCTGTTCCCAGTGTTCCAAATAAAGCAGCTAGTCCTACGACTGCTAGAGTTGGTACTGAAGCCCACATCAAAACTGTTCCTGCCATAAGAGATGTAAAGCCATTTAAGATAGCTTTAGCCCCTATGACATACCATGAGTCTTGATCTTGAGTTGCTACAGACTTTGCAAGATAGATTGCAAAGCCTATGCAGAATAGGAAGGCGGTGAGATAGATGTCACCTGTTTTCATTTTTATTCTTGTTCTTATTTAAAGTTATATAAGTTAGCTAATTTTAATAGTTGCTTGACCATAGCCATTTGCTACAGATACTAATAAACCACCATCATTAACTATCTCGCTGTGCAATATAAAATCGCTGTTGGAATCGACTATCACGGCATCTTTACCATTGAACTCTGAAGGTAATGGTAGTTTGAGCATTGAAGCATTTTGGTGAATATCAAAGACTACATAGACTGCATCATTGTCCTTATACCAAGTATAAATTGTAGCTTCAGGTAATATGGAAGGATTATAAATAGATCTATAAGCTACCGCATTGATCACTGTACCTACAGGCATAGTACCGTTAGCATAAGTATTAGCTGTAACCGCTTTTAGATACATCTTTCGGCTTGTATAAACAAACCCTGCATTGTCTGTGTTCTGTCTTAAAGTTGGATGAGTGATACCACGACTTAGAGCGTATCCAATTACATGACCAAACTCTTTATTGACGCCATTTTTTACAATTTGAGCCATACGATCAGGAGGATTTGAAGGATCTATCCAACTCGTTTTTAAGAAGTTAATACTATCAATTGTTGTTGTAATATCTTCAATATTTGCAAAATTCCAAGTTTTTGAAGTACCTGTAATTGGCTGAACTTTAGGTACATATTGATGTAATGTTTTTCCTGTGAATACTAATGGTGAAGCTTGGGTAAAACCTGTAAAAGAAAAATTTACAGCACTCTTTGCCTGAATTTGTGTATTTATAGTTGAACTGCCATTCACAACATAATGATAGTTTACGCTTACACGCATATCTGACTTAATTGAGTCGTGATTAATTTCTTGTTCTGTAGCTGTGCCAACTCTACTTTGTAAATAGCTAACAATTGCAGGAACGTTCATTACATCATAAGAGTCAATAACTTCAATCGAATCTACTTCATAGAATCCAATATCCTGAATTTGATCATATTTGTTTGCGATTACTTTGATTGAGTGATTATTTATGGCACACGTTAATTGAGTCAGTAAATCGGCTGAAACATTAATATTGGTAGTCTGTGTTGCATAATTTACATGCGTTAGGGTATTTCCTGTTAGGCTTGTAATGCTATATACCCATTTCTCAGTTGTACCTAAGTTATCTGAAATAAACCATAATGTATTTGAGTCTAATACTCTGATTAAAGTGAAGTTAACACTTCCATTTGACCACTTAGAACCAACATCTGTGTATGTTTTACCATGAGCATTTGCAGATATTTGATGAACAACATAAGCCCCATGATTACCGCCAATATAAGTATTATTGTAGTAAAGAGGTGCAGCATCATCTCCTTGTGTAACAATTAATACGCCACTGTTATATGCACTGATAAGATTAGTTCTAGCAGTTGATTTAGGAATGGTTTTAATCTGTGATGGATTTACAATATTATTGTTCCACTTGGTTTTTTGGTTATATAAGACCTTTTGAACAAGATCATTATTAGTATCAAAACCAGTTCTTATGTAGAGATAAGTCCCATCTAAATACACATCAAAAGTCTTCTTATCTCTATAACTATCTGCGGAAGGTATTAGATTAGGTAAGGCAGTTTCTTTTAGTATCAAATATTTGTTAGTCGAATATGCTTCAAAACTTGTTCTAGCAGATCCTTGCTCTAATTGAATTTGATTGACTAAATTATTAAATTCGACTGTTGTGTGTGATCTATAGGCAATCATCATTGCTACATAAGCAATGGATGATCCTGAAGGGATCGTAAAAGTTACAGTCTTATCAGAATCAGAATAAACGATATTGATTGGTGGATTCGGATTGACTAACTCTCCTTGTGAACCTTTAGATGCTTCCATTCCTAAGAATGTACCGTTAGAACTGTAGCTATAAATAGTCTTTTGGAAAGCAAAGCTTTGATCTAAAGGTAATGACCAGGTATATGTTTTTCCTGCTTCTATTAAATGTTTACCAAAGCTGATACCAGTTGCATAAGTAACATTCTGACCTGTTGCATAACTTATTAAGACTCCATCCGTTGCTAAACTTGGATTGAACTTATTTTTTGGCAGTTGTTCAATAAAAGCTTGTTCAACGGCTTGTACTCTTATCGCAACGTCATAGGCTGATTTAGTAAATACTGTACCATCAAATTGATAGTCACCATTTTTAGTCGTATCGGAATCATTAGTTACTGTCACCTTAGACTTTGCAGGAATGTTAGTTTTATCAGCATCCATAGCTGCATAGGTTTTATAGGCTTTATTACCAACACCTAAACTATTTAATTGAGTTTGTATTCCTTGCTCTATACCAATAGCTCTAGCTGTTTCATCCGTGATCTGAGTTGTTAAACTAGATTCTACAGTTGTAGCTCTAACTCTTTCAGCATCTACATTGAGAGCTGTTTCTTCTACTGCATCATTCAGTGCTTGTTCTAAATCAGTGATAGATTGTTTTATATCTCTATTGGTAATTCGTTGACTTACACCATCTTCAGTGATGACTACATTATCGGTTATCCCATCAAAAAGATTAGGTACGGACATTGCCCCAATGGTATCCATATAGGACTTGAGTGCATTAAATAAATTGCCTTCCCTTGCTTGAGCTAAAGCATCCCATTCAGTGTCGTGAGTTCTTCTCCATTCAATTTCATCTTTGATACGAGCTAGGATCTCTGCATCTGTAATGTGATCTTCCTGAAGAACATGCCAAATACGATCTAAGTCATAGTTCAAGGTTTCAGGTCTGAAGCTGTTGTCGTATGTTTGATAGTTGATTGAGCGTTCTAATGTTGTAATACGTTCAATCGCAATCTCTGTATCTAATACAGGGGCTACATTAAAAATTACAGAATTAGTAAGTACATCATAGCTATATTCATTCACTGAAATGGTTAAACCATTTGCTGTTACTTTTAAATTACTCTTACCTTCTACTGTAAAGTTAATTGTAAAAGTTGTTGTTTCTCCATTCGCTGTAAAGTGTTGAATAGGATTCGTATTTTCTACTGTCATTGTTATTTTTATTCCTAATTAGGTTTTATTTTATTGTTATTTAGCTCTAACAATAGAGCTATTTAAAAGTCTAGCTTCATCTCTGTGTATTGATTAGAAACTTGCCAGTTATTGTTATGGTTATATGTTGGATAGTGGTTGTGTGTACCAATTCTTATGGGTTCAGCACTGATAGCTCCTGCTAAACTATCTACATAGTCATCCTTGTTATTCGTCACAGAAGGATCAAATAAACGCATCTCTTTGACTTGAGGACTTTCCTGTCCATTCAGTTTTAAAACAGATAGGTGTGCATATAAGTAACCACTGAGTAAAGGAGCTTCAAGTGTTCCTAAGATACGTTTGTTCTTGTTCTGAGTTTCATGTAGCTCTTTAACACCGCAATAGATATTTCGTTTTTTGAAAACAGATCTCAGGATTGAAGGTACATGACCACCTATTCCATTCGTTTCAACAATGATGAAGGGCAATTTAAACTCTTCTACGATGTCTGCTAATTGATAAGCCTGTCCACCTATGATCTGTCCTTTATCATCTGTTACAGCGATTGATCTATGCCAGTACAGCTTACCGTTCTCATCCTGTAGAACGAGAGCAACTGCTGAGACATCTGATTTCGTCTTACCTGAGCTTGGATCTAGTTTAAGCGTTGCAGATACAATCCTCTTCTCTCCTAAAAGCATCTGAGTCTGACCATTGGCTTTATGCCATGTCACTTCTTCGTTGTATGGTACAAGTCTGTCAGGATCTAATCTGATCTCTCCTACTGGTTTAGCATGGAGCTGATATTGTGAATCAAATTCATTAACTGTATTACATTCCTTTCTACGTTGTTCCATCACTTCAGGAGTGAATCTGTCAGCCCAAAGCGCATCTGCATAGACATCGAGTAAGCCATGTTTAGCTGTGAGTTTGATGAGATAGTCATGTTCTCTCTTCTCTACTTTGTAATCGTCATATTCATTCAATAGTTTGGCTTGTGTACCAATACCACTAAATAAGTATTCAGGTTTAAAGGTCGTTGAGACTTCTAGCTCTCCTGAAGTAAAGCGAGCTTCATATTGGAACATACGAAGAATTAAACAATTTGCTCCTGCTTCTTGGATCTGTGTATATAAACTGTCAAAGCTATGTGGAGTTCCAATAAAAAGACGTTGTGAACCAGGTACAAGGATATGGACCTGTTCTGATAATCGGTATCTGAGTTTTTCTCTTGATTCAGGAGTAGCTGTTGTTGTTGGTGTTTCTACATCATCATTTTGAATGAAGGTAGAACGTGCGCCTGTTACGTTGGATAAGATACCTCTACAAGACATCGAACCATGTTTTACATCTGATGAACCTTGTACCCAAAACTTTTGTGTTTCACCCTTACACTTCTGTTTATTCCAAGTTAAGGGATGTTTTTCTAATACTTGTTGAGTTCCACGACTACATTTATATGCATCGGGATCTGTCGCTCCTTGATGGAGTATTAATTCATCTACATTCTTATAGAGTCGGTATGCGTTATATACGTCCAATATGGTTGACTTAGCATGTCCACGAGGAAGCATAAGTAAACCTAAGTTGCCAAAGTCTTCTAACCACTCGCAAACTGTTATATGAAAGTTGGGAATCTGCCATTGATTGACTAAACCCCATAAAAGGTAGAACTCAACAAAGTTAGCTGTATTAGCTTTCTTTGCCATCCTTTTTAGTACCCTTTTTACGTTTAGTCAGCTCTTTACGAACTGATAGAAGTAGCTTCTCAGCTTCAGCTTCTTTTTGTTTTTCTTCTTCTTCAGTTGTTGTTATTGCTTGTGTCTTGTTACGTGCTTCAATTAGTTGTTCGATACGTGCTGCCAGTGCTAAAGTTTGGTTAGCGGATTTCATAAGCCAGAAACTATCCCCACGTCCAACCTTAGTCTGACGGTCACAGTCATTGGCACGTTCAACAAGATCAACGGTGTCTAGTATTGCTATCTCCTGAATACGGACTAGTTCACTTTTATATTCTTCTATTTTGCTCATATTATTTTAGTTTTATTAATAGCTCTATTATTCTTTGATATTGATGTCAGGAGCTTCTATAGAATCATTATCTAAATCCCACCAGTAGCTCATGTTGTGGTTGTTTTCTTGTCTACGTTGCTTACGCTCCCTATAACCCTCATCGAATAATTCTTGAAGTTCAGCTAGCACTAAGCGATCAAATACAAGCCTTGAATACCATACGTTTTGAAATGGAATGTTGTTCTTAGCTACATTAATTGCTTCAGCTCCATAGCTTGAATCACGTTCTGATAAATAGGCTTCTCCTGCACCTGATACCATTGTTCCGAGACTCATTGCATCTTTAAAAGCAGCAGGGATAATAAAGTCTTTTACACTACGTTCTGTAGGATCAGAAGTAGCAGAAATTGCGTCAGATAAGAAACTTGCCGATCCTCCTTTCACAATCGACTTCATGTAGAAATCTAATGTTGTTGGATCATCTAAATCTTTACCTTGAGTTAGGTTTTGTACTTGAGCAACGATAGCACCCATAAAGGTTGTATAAGCAAACAGTTTAGCCAAATACACAAACTTTTCTTGTGGTGTACCTTGAGCCATAGCTCTAGTCCATTGACGTGTCACCATCGACAAACCAAATTGTTTGAATTGCCAAAAGAAGCGAGTTAATTCATTTGCTACAGTTCCACGTTCACGACCTAAGCCCATGAAAGTCGTTTCTCTAGCTCCAACCTCAAGTACGGCTGCATTGGTTTCTGTATAGATATTATTCATATACTTATTGGCTAGCTGTTCCTTTAATTTAAAAGCATGATCAGCTAGATCTTGAGCTGTATAGCCTGTCTTATCAAAGTTGTAGTAGTCCAGGATTGCATCATCTGACATCTTAAATATGTCTTGATTGGTTATAAGCTTTTCACCTGTTGGAGCTTCAGTTCTAGTAACAAGTTGAAGAGCATTCCAATCCTGTTCTTTAATACCACCACCTTCTAACATCTTCTTATCTTTAGGACCAAGTTCAGCCCATTTCTTAGTCGAGTTAAGGTTAGATACATGGTGCATAAGAGATACACCAAATGCTCTTTTAGCTGAAGCTGTAATGTGGTTTAAGCCTGAAGCCCTAATCACGGCATTGGCTAGTTTTCTTGTATTGGTATTGGTTTTAGCCAGTTTAGTTGAAGCTGAAGCCAAGTCATCGTCACCAAAGCGTACTAAGGCATTGGTCATCTCTCTGACACCTAAGCCGATACTGATAGCAAAGTCTCTATCTTCTTTATTGGTGAACTGCTTTAAATGCTTTCCGAATACTTTTGTATATGCAATTCCATGCATTTCTGAAGCAAGTTTCATCGTTGCTTGATCTGAGAATGCTGTAATAAAAGCACTTCCCATCTTAGTTGCAACGGACCATGAACGCATCATACCGCCCACTTGAGCGAGGTTGCTGTCGATTGGAAGAGCTTGTCCTGCTAATTCGTCATAGTGCTTGTTTATAAGAGCTGCTTGTTTCTGTATTTTTCTATGCTCTTTAACATACTTTGGATCTTGCATCATCTTATTGAGCAAGTCATGTCCTAGTTGCTTTACCGTTTTTTCAGGATTAGAACCAAAGGTCTGCATCATCCCTATTTCTGTACTCATTCTACGAATATGGTTAGATAACAGGTCATGGAAATTAACCTCTCCAAAGTCTTCTTGGTATTTAACCCAAGCGTCAGCATCTTTAAAATGCACTTCTCGATGATGTTGATGTAGAGCCTGCATGTTCATACCAACAGGAAGATCTGTTTCTGATTGAACCAAGTGAGCCTGAACAGAAGCCTTGTTATGTCCTTCTGAAGCAATGGTGTTATAGACAGCTTTTAAGACTTCTTTAACTTCATCATCATTCATTAGTTTGCCAGTAGCTTCATGTCTGTATTTAGATCTATCGACTAATGGGAAGGTATAATTCACCCATCCATCTTGTCCTGCACTAATGACTTTAAAATGGCTATGAGATTGAGGAATACCATAATTAGCAAGCTTCTTAATATCACCGCCATAACGGTTATAGTGAAGTCTGAGTTGTTCTAACGTGTCTTGAACTGACTTAGCGAGTCCTGCTATTTCAGCGTCACCTGAAGGCTTTCCAAAGATCTCTTTGACTAGAAGTTTTACTTTATCAGCGTCTATTAAATAGCCTAAGCTTTTTTGAGTCTTAGTAAATACATCTGCTAAAGCACCCATATAACGAACTTCGATAGCCTGTATGTTGTGTTCAACTGACTGAATACCTGATTGATCAGTGAACATCACTAGCTTGCGATTCATCGCTTCTAATGGATTGAGCTTTGAATGAGAAGTCAGTTCATGTTCTAAAGCTTCTCTAATTTCAAAATCATTGATTAAATTTGATACTTCTTGGATATGTTGATCTGTATAGCTCTTGACTGCTCTATCAGCAATCGCTTCAGCTCTTTCTTCGCTCGACATACTCTTCCAGGCTTTAATATCTGCTTGAGGAAGTTCTTTACTAGCTTTAATAAATTGTTGTTCTAATAAGTCTGCTTCTTTATCCGTTAATTTACGTCCTAATACACCTTCTACGGCTGTACTACATTCATTTTTCATTCATTACTCTTATTATTGTTATGCTGCTTTTGACAAAGCACACTTAGCTAAGGTACTCATAGCTTTAGTCATCATTGTTATATTGTCTTGTTCTTGGATTAATTTGTCTTTCCATTGAGCTGCTGTTAGGTCTTCACCTGTACGTTTAGATGAAATGATCAAAGAGGGATTGGTTGTTAACTTTTCAACTGTTCGCTGAATCAAAGCAGTATGTTCATCTTGTCGTGTATTGGTCTGTTCAATTGGATAGTTAGCTAAATCATTAACTACTTCTTGATCCATATTTCTATGATCAAAAGCCGTAAAGTCATGTGGACTGATAAATACATCATCTATACGTGGAACATTATCTAAATCTAATCTATCTATTGTGCCTTCATAACTAGATTCAGGTTTAATAGGAGCTTGTTCTACACTTGCTATAGTTTCAGGCATGGTATGAATAGGTTCACCATCTATCATATTAGAATAATTATTCGCTCTAGCTTCATGTGATTGCCAATCAAAAGCTTTACCGCTTTTTAATTTAGACTGACCTCTAGCCCATCCGATAACTGATCCTTTACCACCTAAAGCAGCTCTGGCTTCATCATTAGATATATTCTTTTTATCGAGGAAAGATTGTTTCCATGTTGAGTTAGCTTCTATTTCTTTTCTTAGAAACTCGAACTGAGCTTGTAATGCTTCATTAGTACGTTTAAATGTTCCATCTGCATTAACTAATCCTTTAGCTATCATGTGTGCTTGTAAAGCTTTAGCTCGATCACCTTGCCAACTAAAAATACCGCCATTCTGTTTATGATTCGCTTCATCTTTATGAAAACCAAACATCGTACTGATATTAAAATCGTTCTCTCTCCCTAACTCCCCTATCAAAGCTTTAGCTTGAGAAGGACTAAATCCTGCTGCTTGAGCAAGTTGATAGCTATCTTTAACCAATTCAGCCTTATCCGATTTAACAGGAGCTTTAATATCAATTTTATTAACTGTATTGTTAGAGCTATTATTTTGTTTGTTACTTGAAACAACATTATGATTAGTTTGAAGATACTTCTTTACATCATCCAAAGTTTTAAGTTGACCACCTGTAGCTTCTGCTATGTTGACCTTCTCCCCTTTCATCACTTGTTCAATCGCTTGATTGATATTAGTTTGATGTTGAGCTAGATCATCTACTGTATTTGCTACATTAGGCATACTCGCTATATCTGCATCTGCTTGAGCTTGTTCAACTGTCGCATTCAAATCTGCTTCAGTTTGATGTACTTCAGCTTCAGATACATCTGCATTCCCTTTAGCATTCATATAACGTCCTGCTGCAAAGAAAATTGTACCAATACCCAAATTCATCAAAATCGCTGTAGGATCTGTCGACATATCTTTGTATTGTTCAGCTTGTTTTTCATATCCCTTACTATCTAAATAAGCACCTTCTGCATAAATAGATGCTTGTCCTACGGCTGTTGGAGCTGCAACTAAGGCTGCATAATCAATGACAAGTGATTTTTTAAATACATTAGAAATTGGAAGGAATGCCAAAGCAGCGTTTGTAGCCCCATAAATATTAGAAGCTGTATCTGCTGTATCTTGGTCAATACCAAGTTGCTGAGTCAGCCTTGTATGTTCTGTCGCTCTTGTACCTAAACCAACTGTCGTAGCCATACCATAAGGTCCAAGTGGTGCGCCCACTGCCCCTGCTGATACTACTTCAGCGATACCTGAAGCAATATGTCCTGCTGTGCCTTGATTAGTTGGTGTAAAAGCTTCATTCACTTGCTGCATACGTTTATCTGCAACTTCATCACCTTCTACGACACGACTAACCGCATTGGATACTGATGTAACACCTTTGGCTGCACCACTCACTGTACCTAGTCCTATATCAGCTAAAGCACCACGTTTGAACTTTTTAGGATCTGTTAATTTTGATTCATCAAAAGCTAAGTCTTGTTCTGTAAATTCACCGCTTAATAAGCCCATATTATTTTCCTTATTATTTCCAGATTCTCATCATGTACGGTTTTGCTGTTTTAGGATTGTTCATTAATTTTCCATTAGGTTGTATAAACATGAACCAACCATAAGCATTCGGTACTGGTTGTACTACGTGTGTCTTTAATATGTTTTCTGAAGGAGGGATATAACCTGTTTCTTTTCTATATTCAGTTCTGAAATGATTTTGGATGGAATCTTCAAAGCTATCTTGTGTAAAACCATAAGGCATAAAGATGTAATTGGTATTCTTACCTAGCTTCTGTTTATATGTTCCACCTGTAGCTATATCGAATGCTTGTTTAGCCATTTCATTGTTGATGAGTGGATTACCTTTATCATCACGTTTAATGATGTTCTCACCACGTTTAGCAAGTCCTAAATAAATCGAATAAGCTAAGTTTTGATAAGCTCGATGTTCATTTGTACCAATCGCTGTAGCATTGCCAAATTCAGATTGAATCGCATTGTTAAACTCTTTATCTGAACCTAATACTGAAGCTTGTCCTTGACTTAGTATCTGCTTACCTTCTAAAGCAACTTCTGCTGCTCTGATATTGGTATTGTGTAAGGTAATATCTAATTGGTTAAGTTTAGCGATACCCATATAGTCATAAGCATTCTTTTCACCACCTATTAGGCTGAAGTACTCCTTTTGAGCTTCTTTGTTCTTTCCTACCATTTTGGTTAGATCAGTCAGGATTGCTCTTTGTTGACCAGGAGAAGCTGAGAAGTAACGCTCTTTGAATGCTGAACGTTCTGACTTGTTCCACTGAATTAACGAACCAACGCCACCATTATTCTTTTTCTGTTCAGTTAATAGCTCTGTGGTTATCTGAGCTTTCTTAAAATCAATTTGACCTGATCCAATTTGTTCAGGAGTTACTGTATAAAGCTTATATCCTGTTTGAGCTTGGACTGAAGCTACAGGATCATCGTTCGCTCTCTGCTTAGATGTAGCTGCAATATTCGTAAATACGTTGAGCTTCTTCACTAAGGCTGTTGCGTCATTTTGTGGTGTATTTTCTAGTTCTGTTTTAAGCCTTGTGATACTACGTTCCTGTTCAACTGGAGAAGCATTTCTAAACTGTTGAGCATCTTTATTTAGCGCAATTGCTTCTCTTACTTCAGCTTCATATTTAGTACCATTAACAGTCATGAGTGTTTGATTAACTAGGCTTTCAGATAATGGATAACCAGTAAAAGCATCGGCTACAAAGTCTTTAGTCAGTTGAGCATGTTCTTTATCTAACTCATTTTCTTTTAATTCAATACCTCTATTAATACGGCTAATAGCAGACTCGATATTAGCTTTATATGTATCTCTAGTTTCAACTGTCATGTGTGGAAAAACGGTATCTACGTTCTTATACAGTTTTTGTAATGCAGTTATATCAGCTTGTGTTTCTAAGCTGTTTAATATTTCTTTACCATCTGACAAGTCTCTACGTTCATTCCATTTCTGAATAGATTCTGTTCTTTGTTCAGGTGTTAAAACTGGATTTCGCTTCACTGTATCTTGATAGAGGGCGAAAGCCTGTTCTCTATTCTCGATTTTAAGCGTAGCTTCCCCTACTTGTTCAAAGTCTGAGTTAATTGATCTACGTTCTGTCTCATAGGCTAATGGTTTAATAAAAGCTTCTGAATCGTTATACATCTTCTCTGAATAGTAATTGAATCGCTCTTTCTGCTTCTCAGGAATACGAGTTTCATAGTTTTGAGCAAGTTCATCTGTACGCTGTCTTAAATAAGCTTTAGCTGTACTTTCATCTAATTCACCTGTCACTAATTTATTTTTAGTTTCAGTAATGTAGTCTTGATACTCAGCTCCATATTTAGAAGCTTCAATATTGAATTGGTATTGTTCTTTCTCTTCTTGGATCTTCAGCTCTTCATTCAACTTTTTAGCTGATACTTGCATACTAACTTCAGATAGTTGGCCGACTGCTTGAGCTACTTGTCCTGCACCTGTATCTAATACCCTTCCTGCTTGAGCTTGTGGCATGACATTGCCAAAGTTACCTAATGGAATATTCGCCATAATTAAGCCCATCCATTTTGTGAAGTTCTAATTCGACTTGTATCCATTGTTAATTGATTAGCTTGGATGCTCGATATAGGCTGTGTTGTTGTACTACTTTGAAATGAATTTTTAGGTGCATTTCCATAAGCAGATAGGGCTGTAGATGCTGTATTGAGTACACCACTCACTGTAGCGTTATGTGCTTGTGTTTTATAAGCTGATGCATCTGTTTTATATTGTGCTGATTGATTCTTAGCATTAAAGAAACTGGTCCATGCATCTTTAGTGGAATTAAGATTGATGTCATCTTCAATAACATCAACAACTGTATTATCTGCATTCAGATCTAATCCATTACTTGCCATTTGAGCTTTTGCTGCACTTGCTTGTTTCTTACCCAGTTCTCGAATACGGTTAGCTTCTACTCTTCCTTGTGATTCTGCATTGCGAGCATTTTGTTCTGCTTGTTTAGCTTGAGCTTTAGAAGATTGTCTTGCTGAGTATGCTGAATAAGCTGTTCCTGCTACTGCTAAAGCTGTTGCAGCCCAATACGCTATAGTTGCTGCTCCTGCTGCTGCCATACTTACCTCTTTATTATTTTTATTCTTTGTCGTTGTTATAACTTCATTTCAAGAAATGAGCCTGTATGTTCAAAGCCAAACTTCTTGTAGAAGCTTATTGTTCTCTCTGTATTAATGCGTGTAGCTGTACCACATTGAATCCATGTTGCACCTTGTTCTTTAGCCCATTCAATAAAGGCTTTGACAAGTAAATAAGCTGCTTTACCACCTCTATTAATAGAGCTAACAAATAAACAATAATCAAAAGCCATAAGGGAATCTGATTGCCATTCTTCTTGTAACCCACCTATGAATCCACCCAGTATGTTGTTATCTTCATCTAAGCAAATTAGGACACAACCTTGTGTTGGGAAAAGGATTAAAGTCTGAAGTTGAGTTTTAACTTTGTCTAAGTTAATTGGTCGTTGTTGGTATGTTGGTGATTCATTCCAAAATTGAACTGCTATCTCTAACAGTTCAGGTATATCTGATATTTTTGCTTGTTCTATTCTGTACATCTTTTCTCTTTTGATAGTTGTAATAAAAAAGGCATCCCATAGGACACCTCTCTTGTAAAGCTAGGGTTTTAGAATTTTAGATGATGATCAATAAACATCTGAATTCTAGGGTCATTCGCCTTTAAAATCATAATATCTACTGGATCAAACCAATATACATACTCATAAGTTTCCCGACCTACACCAGATACAGTTGTTTGGGACTTCTGCTTTAAGTATGGTTGCCATTGATGTTTTACCCGAATTTTACTCATCACGGCTGCTGCATGAGGACAATTTACATAATCCATCATTTCAGCATTTGTAATGTGCGCTCCACTTAGCAATTTTGCTAAGATTTCAGCAGCATACGAGTTAAGTTCAGGGAGCTTATAAGGATAAGCGGTTACTGTGCTTGACATGGGGGTATATACCTCTCTGTTAGTCAAATAGTTGATAACAGTGGAAGTAGTAACTCCTTAAACTCGACTAATCATCATACAGATGAACGGTTGTTACACTTTTTTAGTTGTGAGAACTCACAACTATCTGTAGAATAGTAATCTAGATTATTAGGAGTTGGAAACAAAATTGCAGTTTTGTTCCCTATTTATACTACTTTAATCCACATAACATTTTGCTTAGTTAATTCTAGGCTTTTCAAAAGAACTATAGCTTCATTGCTATGGTTTTTTTGCGTTCGCATTAAAACAAACTTCACATTTTATATCATACACCAAGTTAACCTGCTGTCAACCCCAAACCCATCTTATTTGCTCCTTATTTTTGATTTAGCACATTTATGCACATTTATGCGTAAACACACCACCCCATACTATAAACTTTAAATTTGAGCCTTATAGAGCGATATAGAGCCACATATTAGCATATACAGAGTTGTCTATATCTAATTGGTCTATTTATAATGCCTCTCTAATGTCTTAGAAATTTTATAACTACTATATATAGTGGTTAATTGTAAGTCTAGACACAAGACAAACAAGTGCGTTAAATCTTGTCGCCCTATCAATAAACAATACTTCTATCTAACGCTCATTTATATTCAATTCCATTACTACTGCTGTTAAATGAAGTGGTAAGGGTTCAGTTTGTTCAATGATGAGCTTGAAGTTATCAAAATCATTCCATCCATTCATTTCAATACGCTTGTTACCTGTATATGGTTCAGGAGGTTTAAATAGATCCTCGTTGAACTGCTTCAGCTCTACTAATTCACCATTCACTGTAGGATTGATTGATTCATACATATAAAGGTTGATGTGATTGATCTTGATTAAACTTGGACTTGAAGTTGCAGGAGTACCCTGTAATTCAGGAGCAAATAAGCTCACTCTTGATGTGAACTTACGACCTATATAGATCTCAGCTATAGAAGAGTCACAGTTAATCGTTAAGGTATTCCCTTCTCTTTTTAAAATTGGGATTACATAGGTTGAATGGTTATCTTTATAGTAAGCAGCTACATCGTCACCTAAGATCCCAATCTGTTCATGTTGAACAATACAAGGTTTGTTGTGTTGTACTGGTACTTTGATCGCTGAATCTAATAGTAACTCTTGCTTCATCTGTTCAATTTGTACAATTCCATTCCTATCTACTAGGAAATAGAGTCTGTCAGATCCAGTAATAGAAGGTAAGGTCATCACACTTAATACAGTTCCACCTATATCATGTGTGGACCAAGCAATAACGGACTGCTCTCTATTCAATGTCAGGCTTGCTAATTTACCATTGCCTAATACAAACCAAATAATTGAATCAGGTTCAGCACAGTAGACCATTTCTTTTATGCCACCATTCTTTTTAGCAATATGACTTGCTAAGACTGAAAGCTCTGAAGATGTTAACGAGTCAATAGAATAGTCATACAGTAATGTACGGACTCTTTCAGCCCCACGTTGTACAAAGATCAGCTCCGATCCTACCTTTATTGGCTTAATGTTTTCTGTAGATCCAAAGCTTGTATGTTCCAGGATTGAAGTATTAGTAGGAGTCATCGAATTTTGTGAGCTAATCACTAATTCACTCCCCCCTGTCATTACACAGATACCTCTTGATTGAGCTAGATGTAGAACATTAGTGAGTTGATCTGAACTTGCTGAAACGGTAAAAGCATCCCCATCTGCTGTAGTTGGAAGGAAGTTTGTTACATCCCCTACTCTTGATAGCCATATATAGTTTGGATAGGTTTTAGTTCCTGCTATTACAAGTCGTTGCTGATACATCGTTACAGCTCTTGGATAGCCTAGATTCACTTCAAAGATGTCTTGTTTAAGTGTCCATGAATTTGCAATAGCTTCTATATCTGTTGCCAGTTTTAAAAGAATCTCACCACTTACTGTACTTGGACTCACATAGGTATCAATACGAATAATACCTTCATTGATAAACACAAATTTATTTTTATCTGCTTCTGTAAAAGCTTGAGCTTCTGTGACTGTTGTTGTTTCCCAATTAGGATCAGGTATTGTTCCACCTTGTGAACCACTTTCTCCTAGTGTTGGTATATCGCCTTGTGTGATACGCAATGCTCTAAAGTAGTATTTAGTTCCATCAATAGTATGGTGACAAATTTCTCCTGCTTGATAGCGTTTAGAACTGTCATAGGCTGAATAAGGTGAAGCAACAAGTGTTGCTATTTTTCCTGCACTCTTTTCATTCGATTTTAATGGTAAGGAAGGAGTAGACACTTCTTCTAAAGGCGGTACATAGAAACCAAAGGAATCATACGCCCAATTGGTTAAGTCTTCTGATGCTCTGAGCCAAGCTAAAGGATGCTTATTATGAGCAATATAGAAATGATACCTGTTTTGACAGTAGTTGATTTCTTTAATGTCTTGAGCTGTATATGGTGTTGTAAGGCTTATAACTAATGTACCATCACTATTTAATACATCTATTAATAGAGGTTTAAAAACAAGTAAATAAGCAACTGAATGACTGATAATAAAAGGTAGTAATCTAATCGCTCCTTCAGTTATTGCTAGAGCTTCAGTACCTCCCCTTCTCTTTAATCCCCCTTCAACAATAGGAAGGAAGTTAAACATTTCCTTTGTACCATTTCTATATTGCTGTAGATCTGTTCTAAGCCATATATGAGGACTGAGTTCCCCTGAAGTGAAGTTGTTTTTAATTAAGTTGATCTTAGCCATTAGCGACCTCTGATCAGTGTGTAATCTGCATCTTTAAAGAATTGTTGTGATGGTACTTCTTGGGCTTGTACTGCTTTAGTCTGTTTAATGAGTTCTTGGCATTGCATGTAATAGCTATCTGATGTTCCTTGTGAACCTGTAATTGGTTTAGAAATTTTATAGGCGAGATACAAAACTAGGCATTCAATGAATAGGCTGTCATAGCTTTCTTCATTCTTATTATCGAATACATATATAAGGTTAAGTTGATCTGAATTGCTAAGTAGTTTGTCTCTCTCTACGACATAATCTTCTATATTTGCATTGATGATCCTAATGAGATCATCGGGTAACTGATATTGGTATGTGTATCCAAATTCAGGTTGAGTTGAAATTGGACTTAACTTGATACGCTTAACTGCACATTGGAACGGATGGAGTCTTAAAAGAGCTTTACGTGAAGCGTCATAGATAATTCGCATACGTCTAGCTGTACTAGTATGCTCTTCAAAGCTTGTAATTGAATCTGCTCCAATCAAACTTAAAGCTTGGTTACATAGATCTGTTTTCGTTGTCATGTAGCATCCTTAATTATTTTTATTATTAGGTGTTGAAAACCCCCTACCCTTTACAGATAAGGAGTTTAAGTATTTAATTAAAGCTATTAATAGAGCTATTAAATTTTAAATCTAAATGCAACTACTTTCTTTTCATCTGTACGAACAGCTCCAACCGCTTCAATATGACCAATCGAGATCATACGATTCGCTGTCTCAACTTCAGTCACTTTTAAAGGTGAGATTGAATTAGTACCTACTTCAACTGAAGAACGAGTATAAGCCACACCTGTAGCTGATAAGCCATCTGCTGCTTTAATGATTTCTGTATGAACCCAGTTAAAGCCTAAGAAGTTAGATACTTCTCCACGTTGCAACATTTGTCCTGCTAAGTAATCAGCACTGGTTAAAGTGGTATCAGCTAAGATTGCATTTAATAAAGCAGCGTTATAAGTGATATAGATTTCTTCTTCATCTGCTAAGTTTTCTAAAAACTTTGTACGAATATCAATTAAAAGTTTCTTAGTTGGAACTGCACCTGTAGTACCCAAAATTTGAGTAGCAGGAAGAGCGACATTGGTATAGGTATCAGCACCAATTTCTTTACGTGGAGCATCACCAAGTAATGCGTTATACACTACTGAATCTAGTTTACGATTCCACTTACTATGCAAACGTTGTAAGAGTTGATCTTGTGGTTGAGCTTTAAGTTTGTATAGATCCTGAATAGCCAAACGAGTGAAGTTAGGAAAGTCATTCATTGTTGCTAAGCGAGACGCAAAAGAAGCATCTGTATATTGAGTAGCACCAAAACGAGTTAAAGTGTCAAAGGAATCGCCAAGTGTACCCATTTCATTTGCTGTAAATGATGTACCTGTTACTGATCCAATATTTGTGACTGTTGATAAAAGTTTTGATTCTTTTTGCTCTAATAGAGCTAAGTATGTATCTGCATATTGTTTTACGAATACGCTATCAATGCTTGAATAAGCCATTGTTATTTAATCCTTATTATTAAGTTATATTTTTATTAGTTTTATTAATAGAGCTATTATTAGTTGTTTTATTAACTCTATTTATTAGTGTGATGATGTAGAGATAGTTGTTGTTTTCAGTTGTCCATAATCGGGCTGATATGAGTTGAATACATATCCTATGCTCTACGTCATAAGGATTGCTGTATGGCTTGAAGCTTTATCTGAACGCCACTTCAGGAGCTATTGGTTTACTTTCTTAGGCTGTTGTAATACGAATCAATCTGAGCTTTTACTGACTTATGATCAGGATGCCTAGAATCAAAGAAAGCAGGACTACGCATTAATGAGTTGATGTCTACATTAACTGCTGTGCCATTCGTAATAGGTTTGTCTTCATTGATCTGTGAACCAAAATAAGAAGCCATTTTAATAAAGGCTACGTTATTACCGATCATTGGATCATTGATCTGTTCATCTGTAATCCCACATGCTCTTGCAGCTTTAACTGCATTGAAGATGTTAGTTTCGTACTTATCACCCCATTCTTGTTGAAGTGTTTGTACTGCTGTATCTGTGTCGATCTGTGAACTATTTGATACTAGGTCAATAGAACGTTTATCGTATTCAGCTAAAAGGAAATCGAGTTGTTTATTTGTGATTCCATGCTTATGTGCTTCTGATAGAAATTGCTGATTTGATTCATCTGCTTTAAAGTCATCAAAGTTAAAGTCTTCACGTTCAACCTTGTATTCATCTACAGATTTAGGAGCTATTTCACCAGTTCCAACTTTCTTTTCTAAGTAGCTATAGGATTCATTCATCTTTGCTACAGTTGCTTTATAGTCTACTGATCCATCTTCTGCTGTTACTTTAAACTTATCAGGTATAGCTGTTTCAATAGAGCTATTATTAACTGTACTTAAAACTGTATTTGTTGTTTGCTCAGTAATTGATTGTTCAATATTATCCGTCATTCTTATCTCTTATATTATTTTTATTAGCAATAAAGACTACAGGAGCTTTTATTGCTTTATGTTATTTATTCTTAGTAAACGTAATCTACCATTAACTCGCCATTCATACGTCTACTAGCTGCCATACGAACTGGTCCACTTTGACCGTTTGTTAAGGCGACATTAGCTGTGCATTTATATTTTGGCATTTCTTTAACATCAGCAAAAGCGTAACCTTCGAAATCACAATCTAGATCTTTTAATGAACTAGCTTTAAAAGGTGTTTGATTAAAAATATAACTATTCATTGCTTCTTTCATTTCTGCATCATTTGGCATCTTTTTACTACATCCGACTAAACCAATAGTCATAAGCACACACACAAAAGCTGACTTCACGAAAAATACCTCTTTTCACATATATTTAAACTAATGATTATACTATTATTTATCTACATCTTGGATACGAGCTAATATGTAATCTATTACATCTTTTTGCCCTAAGTTAAATGAAGTTTGGTATTGGTTATCTTTATCAAAGATAAATTTAGCATGAAATTGTTGTATCAATTCATCTAACACTTCTAAGCCTTGCCCATTAGTAAAGATTAGATATTTATTACTGTTCAAACATTGCTCCTACTTGATCAGGTGTCATGTTCTTTGCTTGATCTTTAGCTATATCTAAGCCTGTTTGACCAACTTGTGACATGAGAGCTTGTTGTTGTTGCTGTTCTTGCATGGCTTGTTGTTGTTCTTGTTTAGACTGTCTAAGCTGTGCAATCTCTTCATCTGTACGAATCGCTTCTGTTGGCACTGCTAGAGCATCTGCCATGACTTGTACCATTGCATCTAGGTTTAGGTTGTCCATCACTGTTTGATCAATTTGAGCCATCTGAGATACGTTGATCATTAAGTTCTGAATCGCTGTTACCCATTCTAATTTTTGTGATGCAGCCATAGGATTGATGAAGTTAAAACTAATACGAGAAGCTTGCATGAGTTCTTCAGGAGCAGGCGGTAGTACACCTGATCTCATTGCTAATCCCCATGTACGTTCTAGTAATATTTGTAGGTATTCAGCTTGCATACGAGAAAAGATTGAACCTAATTGATTACGATAAACTTGAACTCTTGCTTGGATCTCTGTTGCTGTTAATGGTGAACTGCCTTGAGGTGTAAGCTGATCTGACATCAAAGTACGTTTAATTTTAGCTTGGAAGTATTGTAAGAAATCTAAGCCTAATCCAACATTCGCTGATCCTGTATCCAGTCGTTTAATAGAGTTATCAATAGAGTTAACAGATATGATTGCATTAGGTCTTATACGCAATGTATTAGGATTCACAACACCATCATGTGCAGCGATCCATAAA